GTCCACATCCAGACGGCGATCGCAACGCACAGCCACGAGATACCCATGTCGCGCGACTTCTCGGCCAGACCATCCTCGCGGCCGCGCCAGCGTTCGAAGACCCAGGTCACGAACTCCGCCTGCTTCGGGAACAGTAGGAACGGGATCACCGTCGGCAGGCCGATCTCCGCGTTACGCGGGTCGAACGTCATGCCCCAGTCGTTGATGAAGTCGATCGGGTTGGCCTTGTAGTGTTCCTTGAGCGCTGGCAGCAGGCCCGGCTCGGCGCGGATTCGCTGCAGGCGTTCGGCGCGCAGCTGGTAGACGCGCTCGTAATCCGGCACCTTGAAATCGAACCAGTCAGGTGCCCCCATTGATCATCCTCTTGTACGCCTCTTCGGCGGTGATGGTCACAGTGGATTCGGTCTTCATCGGCGGCAGGTCGTCGGCACCGCCATGCGCGACCTTCAGGCCGTACTGTTTCGGCTTCAGGCGCTGCGCGGCCTCGATACGGGCGTATATGCGCAGCTTGGCCTTGGCGACCGAATCCTTGTCGGTCTTGCAGTTGTCTGCAATCTCGACAATCTCGTCGAATTGCGTGTCGATCTGGGCGCTCTTTGCGGCCTCGTACATCGCGGCGAACAGCGGGTGCTCGGCCTTCCAGCGGAACACCGTTGCCTTGCTGGGCATGCCCTTGCGTTTGCAGATGGTCGCGATGCTGTCCGTCGTCGACGCCATCGCCGCGCAGAAGGCGGCGGCCACTTCGGGGTCGTAGGTAACAGCCATGGCATTTGGTCAAAAAAATGGCCCGGCACGCACGTGGCGGCCGGGCCGAAATGCCCTAGTCGATCAGCAGGGCGAGGAGACATGGGAAAACGGTCAGTTCGCGGGGCGCATGCGCATCGTCGCGCGCATCGCCTTGACCTGGTGGAGGACGAGCAGCCAGCGGCGCAGCTCGGGGTCGGTCATCTGGAACGGCATGGTGTCCTCGGTGGTTGGTGCCGCTGCTGTTCCCGGCTGGTCAGACGTCCGCGTCAAGCGGTGGTCGGAATGGTTGCGTGCCAGTCGTCCGCGTAAAACTGGTCGAGTAGCCGCGCCTGCGTCGGCGTCAGCGGATAGCCGAGCTGCCGCTTTGCCTCGATCCAGCACGGCGCATAGACGTCGTCTGTGACGCGCTGCGCGTCCGGCTCGACCCTGTCGCTCAGGACGGTGCGGCCGTCGCAAATTTGTTCGAAGAACTGCATGGCGACCTGGTCAGCGGTGGTTCCGTCGGTTTCTCGTGACGTTGCGTTTCTTGGCGGCGCCGCGCTGCTGCTGCGCCATCGAAATGCCGGCGCCCTTGCGGCCGTGCATGCCGCCGCTCGCGCGGATCCCGCCGAACAGGCTGCGCTTGCTGGCGCGCACCGGGCGGGGTGTCGAACTGGTCAACGCTGGCTGAGTTGCCAGGACCGGCGTGACGGCGGCGGAGAGACCGAGAAGGGTGGCGGCGAGCAGGGCAGTGCGGCGGAAGGAACTGAGCATGGAACCTCCAGAAAGCAAAAAGCCCCGCGTCATCGCTGATCGCAGGGCTTTTCGGATTTCGTTCACGCCGCGGGCTGCCATCAGGCAACCAAGCACGTCGTGATCGACGGAAATAAATTGTTGCGTGGAATTTACTGCTGAGATTTCCGGCTGTCAAGAAGTTTCGGGAAAGAACACTCGACTGTGTCGCTAGGGCGCCTCGTCACCAAGCAGAAACACTAAAATATAGCCTTATGTTGACTAAAGCTATAAAAAAGCTATAATACATCTCATGAACTCGATCAACTGGACCCCGAAAGCTGCCAAGCAACTGCGCAAACTGGACAAGCAGGCGCAAGGCCCAATCCGCGATGCGGTGACGAAGCTGGCCGCGATGCCGAACTGCCAGAACGTCAAAGCCCTGACGAACCACGAAAGCGGATACCGTCTCCGGGTTGGCAACTACCGGGTGTTGTTCGATTGGGATGGGCAAATCAAGATCGTCGAAATCAACGAAGTGAGCAAACGAGATGAACGCACCTACTAACATCCAAGTCATCAACGGGCCGGACGGGAAACCGGCCTTTGTCGTCATCCCCTACGACGAATATCGGAAGAGCCTCAACGAGGAGCGTGGCACGATTCCGCATGAGGTTGTGAGCGCGACCGTTGACGGGGCCACGCCGGTGCGCGCCTGGCGCGAGTACCTGAAGCTTACGCAGGCCGAGGTGGCCGCGCGGCTGGGCATCTCCCAGCCGTCCTACGCGAAGCAGGAAAACAGCGATTCGTTGCGCCGGTCGAGCATCGAGAAGATCGCAGCCGCGCTTGGGATTACGGTGGAGCAGCTCGACTTCTGACGCTCGAGCATCAGGACATGGCCTTCCCGATCTCGGCGGCGGCGCGCGTTGCAGCGCGGCGGGCAGCCTCGACCTCGTCGGCGCCTTCGCGGCCCTGTTCCACGGCAAGCAGGTAGCAGAAGCCAGGATGCTCGTCGAACAGTTTCAGCCGCACACCCAATTCGAACGTATCGCCGTTGAACTGCAGCGAGTTCCAGCCGTAAACGACCTGGCCATCGGCGAAGTGCAGGTTCACCCACTGCTCACCCTCGACGACCTCGACCTGGGCGCCGAGTGCGCGCGCGGCGAGCGTCAGCAGCTCCAGGTCTTCGGCGGACAGGCCGGGCCCGCGTGGGCGCAGCGGCATCCCGTCCGGGCCGTCGTCATCGCTCTCATGTGGCTCGTCGCCGTCCCACTGGACTCGGCGGAAGGTGTTCTCGTCCGTGCTCATTCCCATCGTTCCTCGTTCTTGTCGACCACGGATTGTATCGCGGCCTGCGCCTGCCGGAACAGGTTGACGAAGACGGTCGCCGGCCGGTGCGCGATCGCCATCTTGCGGCAGACGACTTCGGGCTGCGCCTGGCGGATGTAGCACCAGTACAGCAGCATGCGGTGCTTGGTCTCCAGCTCGCGCATGCCGCGTTCGATCAGCGCGGCGTCGGCCTCGTCGACCTTGCGGCGCTCGGGCGCGGGTTTCTCGCCTTCGGCCTCGCGGCGCAGCTGGTCGCAGAACGCGGCCGTCGGACTGATGCCGACGCGCGTGTTGTCGCGGAATACGCGCGCCCAGTTCTCCAGGCGCGAGCCGATGTCGCGGCGTTCGGTCAAGGCGCGATCTCCTCCTGGCCGGGCAGCGCGAGCGGATCGTCGACCACGCGGGCCTCGACGTCGACGGCGTCGGATTTCCGGCGCCACGGCCCCTTGTAGGAGCGGGCTTTCTCGTCTGCGCGCACGGCGTCGGCTTCGGTGCGGGCCATCGACGCGGCAATGCCGGCCATCATCTCTTCGAAGTGGAGCCAGATCATGCCGCCTCCGCCACCGGCGCCGCCACGCCTTCCAGGTGCTGGGCAAGCGACAGGATCGCCAGCGCGTCGGCCTCGTTGTTGTCCTTCGGACGGAAGCCGCGGGCGCGCGCGGTCTCGCACATGGCCGCCTTGTCCGCGTTGCCCTTACCGGTCCAGTGCTTCTTGACCTGGCCCACGCCGACCGGGCGCAGGGGCACGTTGTTCGCGGCGCACCACATCTCCAGGCACGCCAGGAAGCCGCCGTACACGTGCGCGGCGATGGTGTTGGGATTCAGCTTCGTGCCGTGGGCCATCACTTCCTCGTAGTAGACCGCGTGGATCTCGCCGCCGGCGACGCGCTGCTCGTTGAGGAAGGCGCGGAACTTCAGCCAGCGCTGGCCGGCCGCTTCCATGCGGCGCGGCGCGAACGATTCGCTGCCGCTGCTGACGGTGCCGGCGCGTGAGCTGCGCGCCCAGCCGGTGGTGGTGCCGATGTCGATTGCGAGGATGTTCATGCTGCGCTCCATGCAGCCTGCGCGGCCAGCTGCATATCGAGGTCGGTGGCGTCGGCCGGCACGTGCACGATGACCGTGCGCGGCGTGTACGGGAACGTGATGAACTGGCGGCTGCGGCGGCCGGTGTAGCGCCCGCCCTCCGGCTGTTCGAAGACCACGGCGTCGAGGTCATAGGCGCGGCCGTCGCGATCCTTGAACACGTGGCCGCAGCGGCGGTTCTGGTACATCGTCACGCCCGACATGTCGGACACATCCATCCATTCGCTGTCGACGCCGGTAAGCGGACCCAGCGGCTCATAGGCGACCAGCTTGTGGAACAGGTGGCGCATGAACGAGGCGCTGAAGCCGCTGTGCTCCTGCGTCGAGAACACGCGCACCAGGTCGACGGCGCCGTGTGCGGCCAGTGCGCTCATGCGGTCGGCGTCGAAGTAGCCGGCGACCTCCAGCTCGATGAGCGCGTGCTGCACCAGGTTGTTGTCGCGGTTGAGCAGGATCCGCAGGGCCAGGGCTGCGCGCTGCTTCAGTTCGGTCAATCGTTTCATCGTTCAGGTTCTCCCGTGTCGTTGTTGTTGCCGCCCGGCGGCCGGGCGGGGTGGTGATGGGTCAGGTGGCCGCACCCGCAACGAGAGAGACACCTTGGCACGAGATCGACACGACACCGGTCTTCGGCTCAGCCGCGAACTGGGCGCGGCGGTGCAGTTCGTCGCGCAGCTGGTAGCCCATCAGCGGCCAGATCTTCTGCACGGCATTCTGGCGCGCGACGTTGCGGCCGATCTCGGCGTCGAAATTCTTCGGGCTGGCGCACGCGCTCTCGCCGGTGACGGTGAAGCCGTTGCGCAGGACCAGCACGCAGAAGGTGAGCAGGCGCAGCGCAGGAACGTGCACGATGCCAACCCCGCGCAACGTCGCATCTTCTCCAGCACGGCGCAGCATCTCGTCGGCGCCCGCACCGTAGACGCCCTGGGCGGCCGTGAAATAGTGCGTGCTCGCGATGTTCGCTTCGATGTCCGCCGGTGTGACGCGCGGCGCGGTCTTGCCCTTGGCCTGGATTTGCTGCTCGATTGCTTGGTCGTCCATGTCTGCCTTTCAGGTTGTTGTCGTCCCCGCCACAGCGGGAACCGGTGGTGCGCTCGCGCGCGAATTGGTCTCGTCAGGTGGGCAGCGCCGCTTGCTTGGCCGCCTTCAGGTTGTATCGAACCGGCTGGGCGTCGACGGTCTCCAGGTACTGCTGGGACGCCTCGTCGAACCAGAAGCCGAGCTTTCCCTCCCATTCGCCGTGCCGCTGCTTCTCGCAGGAGATCAGGGCTGTGGGCTCGCCGTTGTTCTCGGTCGCGGCGCGCTTGTTGCGCCAGACGATGAACACGTTGTCGACCAGGTCCGTGATCGAGCTGGCGCCGCGGATGTCGAACTTGCCTGGCGCCTTGTGCTCGCTCTCTCCCTTGCGCACGTGGTGTACGAGGTGGACATGCACGCCGGTGGCCTGCGCGAAGCTGCACAGGTCGTTCACGAAATCCTTCTGGCCGTTGTAGTCGTCCTCGCCCCGCACGCACTTCATGAGGCTGTCGACGACGAACTGCGTGATGCCGAAGTGCTGGCGGGCGTAGCGCAGCACGGCCATGAGGCGCTTCCAGTCGATGGCGCCCATGTGGTCGTAGATCCACAGACGGTTGTCGGTCCAGCGGTGCAACTCGGACATGAACGGGATCGATGGACGGTCACCGGCGAAGGCCTGTCGGCACATGCGCTGCATCTGGCGCGGCGCCGTCATCTCGAACGATGCGGTCATGACGCGCTCGCCCTGGTGGCACAGGTCCAAGCCTACCTGCGACAGGAACATCGACTTGCCGTGGCCATTGACGCCGGCCCACAGAGACACTTCGCCTGGGCGAAATTCGACCTTGTCCTTCGCCTTGTCCCACAGCATGGTCGGGAACTTCGGCAGGTTCGCAGGCGGGTAGAACAGCGCCGTCACCTCGTCGAGGAAGGCGGACGCCGGGATGATGCGGTGCTGCTCGGGCTCCTCCATGTACGCGGAGAAGTCGATGTCGTCGGGGATCAGGTTCATCGTGCGAATACTCGGTTGCAGGTTTCCAGCCAGTCGAGCACGTCGAGCTCGTATTCCCACATGCAGACGGGCTTGGTGACGTCTGCAGCGGTCGGGATCAGGTAGACCTTCGCTCCCCATTCGCGGCCCTGGTGCCAGATGGCCAGGTACTCGGGCCGGCACAGTGCGATCGCCTTCAGCGTTTGCGCCCAGTTCGGCGAGTCGCCGATCCATACGCAGATGTCGAGGCCGCGCACCCACCGCCAGTCGTAGTCGAGGCCGGGCTCGGCGTACACGGTCTGGTTGGCGCTGTTGATGCGGCCGACCAGCGAGACCATGACCATCTCGTCCGGCTTGAAGCCACGTAGGCGGGCTGCCAGGATGGGCTGAGCGTTGGCGGCGACGATCACACGTAGTCCCTTCCGGCGACCAGCTTCGACGCTTCGACGGCGTCAGCCTCGGACAGCAGGTCTGCAATGATCGGGGTCAGGTAGGCAGGCGTGATCTGGCGAGGCGAGCGCTTCCGCGCCGTCTCCATCGCCTTGCGGATGACGTCGTCAGTCACCCGAGGGTTTGCAGACCAGTCGACCTTGCCCACGGCATCGGGACTGGTGTTGACGCCTGCCCGGCGCAACAGGATGCAGATTTCCCCGATCCGCGTAGACGGTGCGGAGACGCCGTCTACTACTTTCTCTTTTACTTCTACTTCTTTACCAATCTCTACATCGTCTACGGTAGACGTCTCGCCGTCTCCGCGTGTAGACGCGTCACCGTCTACACAAGCGTCTACACCATGAGACGCAATGAGCGATTGCAGCGTCTTGAGCGACGCGCCTCGCGGAGGCGTCACGCCCATGTCTCGCAGTTGAGCAGCGAGCTTCTTGCACTGGTCACGCCAGCGTTGTTGGCGGTCGTTCTTGCTGTCTTCCTTGTCGCGGAAGTCGGAGCGCTTGTCCCACGCGTCGAGCGCCGCCTCGGCAATCACAGGGTGGTAGAGACGGCCGTCTTCGCACAGGACCCAGCCACGCAGGGCCATGTCACGGACCTTCTTCCAGTTCTTGGAACGCGACAGGAAGTCGAGCATGCGCTCGTCGTTGGGCAGGCTCGCGGCTGGAACCTCCATCCAACTCGCGCACCAGAGGGCGAAGGCGGCCTTGAATTCGTCGCCGGTCGTGAGGCCGAAAGTTTCGGACTGCAGCACCTGGGCGACCTTCATGGGCATGTAGGGCATGCCGCGGAGATTGCAGTCGGCGGGGGTGAGCGGCGCCGGAAGGACGCCTGATTCACGTGGCGTCATGGCGGGCTCGCTTCCGCCTGGGCCAGCATGGGCTTGACCTTCGGCACGGCCGATTCCGCAGCTGCGCAGCGGTCCCACTCGTCCTGCCAGACCTCGATGGCGCCGATGGTATGCCAGTTGAAGTTGTGGCCTTCACGCGGCGCACCGCGTTTGTACGCTGACCGCGCTTTCGCGCGGATGACGTCGTGAGAAATGATCGGGCCGTCCATCAGCTCTTCCCCCTCGCGTCATCGATGATCTTGGCCAGGGTGCGGCGCTCGCTGTATTCCTTGCGCTGCAGTTCCCGGTTGCTCTTGTCACCCAGGCGGGCCTTGTCGGCGTCGCTCCAGGTGAAGGCCTGCCGGACGATCTTCTGTTCCGGTGTTGCCTTGTTGGTCTCTTGGTCCTGCATGTTGTGTCCTTCTAATCGTTCGCCGCCCATGCGAGGCCGCGCAGTTTGAAATCGCCTTTAAAGATGCAGCCGACGGGAGCCACCTGCGGCAGTCGCCCGGTTCGGGAAGCGCCGGAAATGGCCATGGCATGGCCCTTCGCTTTTCCGCTTCGGGTAGCTACGATTCGCGCCATCGCGCTCGATCTTTTCCAGCATCGCTGCCCGGATGAATGGGGCAACCTTGCTGCCGATGCGTGCGCAGTGCTTGCGGATCGCGCTGTCTTCTACCTCGTTGATCGGAACCTTCAACGGCGGAAGATCTCGGATCAGGCTTGCGGCGGTGGTGATGCTCATGGTGGTTCTCCTATGTTCGTGAAACAGGACTTCGGTGGGGCCAGCGGGCATGCTGACGGGGTACTTCTGTGCAATCGCTCAAGGGCAACTGCCTGTGCGCAACTTTCTGCGCACGAAAAAGCCGCAGGGGTTACTGCGGCTGGGATTCGGGTTTCGGATCGGATTCGACTTGGTCAGCGAACTCGTTCAGCTTGATGAGCGTGGAGCCGGCGGGGTCCTTGAACTCGCCGGAGAGGATGCGGCTGATCGTCGCCTGGCTGACGCCAGCGCGTTTCGCGATCGCTGCTTGAGAGTGGCCGGACGACACCAAGAACTGGGTGGCCTGTTGGGCTGTACGAATGGTCATGGTCGGAATCGGTGAGTTGTTTCCGGTCATTCTATACGAATTCGTATTAGTGTCAATGCGAAACCGCATAAAGGATTGCACAGATGTATGCGTTACCGCATATTGGCAGGATGACCAAAGATGAAGACGTCTCGCTACTCCGGAAAAACCTGGACTGGCTGATCAAGCAGAAGAAGACCACCCCCTACGAGCTGCAGCGCGCGACCGGCGTGCCACAGCCAACGATCCATCGCATCCTTACTGGCGAAAGTAACGACCCGCGGACAAAGACTCTCCAGCCGCTCGCCGATTACTTTGGCGTATCCATCGCGGACATGCGCAATTGCGATCTCGCCTTCATGACGGACGATGGCAAGCTGGTCATCGCTGAACTCAAGCAGTTCACCCAGCCGCAGCGAGCGAAGGTTCTGGATAAGGACGACCCACAAAACATCCTGGTCCCGAAAGTGCGGCTGCGTGTTGCTGCAGGCATTTCTGGTTTCCAGACCGATCCAGAGCTGTTCGACGGCGCAACCATGCCGGTATCTCGAGACTGGGTAGAGCGGAAGGGCTTCGACCCTCACAAACTATTTTGGGTTCGTGTCGGCGGTCGGAGCATGGAAAAAACACTTTATGAGGACGACTGGATTCTGATAAATACAGGCCAAACGCAGCCCAAAGATTCAAAGATTTTTGCTGTCAACTTTGAGGGCGAAGCGGTAATAAAGCGGCTCACTCGAGATGCTGGTCAATGGTGGCTGACGTCAGATAATCAGGATCCACAATATTATCGACGACAGTGCCGAGATAGCGAATGCATTATCGTCGGGGAAGCAGTTTTGAAGTACAGCGAGGCTTTGTGATTCAGTATTCAATTGTCCGCATTAAAGAAGCTCGTGTAGCAGCGGTTTTAGTCGGAAGAAAAGATTTGAGTGGACCAGGTGCGGACCTGTTGATTCGGAATCTCGAAAGTCAGCTGCCCCATCCGGTAATGCTGGTTTGTCCGGATGACACGGCTCTGGCCGGAGCCAAGGCGTACGCGGACTTTGATCCGATGCCCTACCTGTACGAGCTTCTTGCGACACGCGACGTCGATTGGATGACTCTACCGCAAGGGCGCTGTATGGAAGGAGCATAGTGTGTTTAATGCGATTATTACCTTGGCTCAACCCATCATTGCCGTACAGGTAGATGCGGCGCAGATGGCCGAGCCAGCGGCCAGCGAATTGTTAGTTAAGCTCGAAACCTATTTCATGCGGCCGGTTGTTCTGGTGGCATGGGATGAGAACTCGCATTTCATGAGTCGTGGATTTCCATGCACTGAAGAAATGCTTATTAGCGATGACTTGGAATGGCGAAAATTTGAACTGCCGCCAGAACCTGAAATTCCTTTTTAAGTCCAATCCGGAGATTTTGTGAAAAGCCTATTTTTATTGGTTCCGATAGTATTGGCCGGCTGTGCTGTTCCGCTCACGCCTGACGCGGAAAAGGTGCAACTGGTGACGGCGCAGCAAAAAGAAAAGTGTCAACGGATTAAGCTTGTGACGTTCAATCAGCGGATAGGGCCAGATAAGCCCGGTAATGCAATGAAGAGCGCTTTGAACGAAGCCGCAGCGGCGGGAGCCGATTCTTTCTTCATCGTCTCCAGCACGATGGATTGGGCCGAGGGTGCGTCCGTTGTGGGCGAGGCACTTCGCTGCAAAACGTCCAGCTAACCCGACATCACTCGTTGCTCGATGAAGGCCCGCCACGTGCGGGCTTTTTTACGCCTCACGAAAACCCACCCCCCGGTTTGATACGGAAGTGCATCAAGTACGCGAAGAATTATACGTTTTCGCATTGACAACAGCAATACGTAATCGTATAGTGTCTCCAACGCAACCGAGCCCAGCAGGGCAGATGGAGACCCGAGATGGACCGCTTCCCCTACAGCACCGAAGACCGAGAAGAGCAGGTCTGCCAGCTGATCGACGCCCGTATCCACGCCATCAAGCACGACATCCGCGCGAACCGCGCGTCGACCGTCGCGGCGGTGCTGGAACGGCTCGACCTGGGCGACTTTGAGGGCGATGCGGGCGACATCCTGCGCGCCGCCGTTGTCGGCCATTCCGCCGCGGTTGGCGTCGACCACGCGGCAGCCGTCGAGGCAGCCATCTACTTCGAAGCCGAGGCGCTGGCCGAGCGCGACGTCTCCGACATGGAGCGCAACCGCGTCGACTCCGCGCGCGACAGCCGCATCGAGCAGCGCGTCTGGAATCACTTCTTCGCACACGAGCCCGCGTGACCGGATAGGAGCGCCGCGCCCCTTCAACGCGCGGCTTGCCCTGCACTCGGGTCAGCAAATTGAGGGAGTGGGATCTCGAATGCCCTGGCAGCCTGGAACAGACAGGCACTCCCGATAAGTGCGTTCTGGCGAGCGGCCTTATCGGGACTGGATGACGGTTGAGGGTACTCAAGACGGTCCCCGTAAATGTCTAGCTGAACCCCAGGATGGCCACCGACCGCCTGACAGCCGGGAAAGACCGGCACCGAACAACAACCGCCGGCGGCGCCGGCCAGAACGAGGAGCAGCAGGATGGATGACGTATCGAAGCTCGGCCCGTTGTGGGTCAGCCAGTTGAAGAAGGAAGTCACGGCGCGTCGCAACCGCGCGGCCGAAAGCCTCCTGACGGTGAACCCAGAAGGCCCGTACGCCGACCAGCACCGGATGCTGATCGAGACGGCGAATGCGATGATCGTCGCCCCGGATCTGCTGGCGGCATTGCGCGAAATCGAGAGCCATCTGGACGGCCGCATGACTCATCAGGCTGACAATCCGAATTACCCATTCTGGAACCAGCTCTGGGACATTACCAGCACCGCGCTGGCGAAAGCAGGTGCCGCATGATCGCCGCCCGCATCCTGCGCCGCCTGGTGCGCAAGCTGATCAAGCCCGTGGCCCTGTGGTGGAACGACCGCGCGCTGCGCGAGGCCGAAGACCAGGCCGACTTCTACATGCACCTGCGCCGCGCGGCCGTGCCGATGGAACGCAGCCAGCGCGAGCGCGCCGTGCAGCTGGTCGGCCGCCGCAACGAAATTCGCACCTGGTAACCCATCAACCCGAGGAACCCATGATTCGCCACATCCTGAACCAGTACCGCATCTACCTGCGCGCCGGCTTCCAGCCGCGCAAGGCCGTCGCCCGCGCCGTCAGCAGCTACCTGCTCGGCTTTTAACCTCCAGAAGGAAACCATGAACGAACTGACCACCCAGGGCGAACCGACGTTCTCCCTTTCCCCGCGCAACCTGGCCGAGGCCATGGAGTTCGCGAAGATCATCGCCTCTTCGGACATGGTCCCGAAGGATTACGTCAACAAGCCGGGCAACGTGCTGGTGGCCGTGCAGACCGGCGCCGAGCTGGGCCTCAAGCCGATGCAGTCGTTGCAGGGCATTTCGGTCATCAACGGCCGCCCGTCGATCTGGGGCGACGCGATGCGCGCGCTGGTCATCAGCCACCCAGAGTTCGAGGACCTGCACGAGGACAAGCAGGACACGCACTGCACTGTCACCTTGAAGCGGCGCGGGCGCTCGGCAGTGACCACGACCTTCACGATGGAAGACGCGAAGAAGGCCGGCTTGGCTGGGAAGTCGGGCCCGTGGCAGACCGCACCGAAGCGGATGCTGCAGATGCGCGCCTTCGCTTTCGCCGCCCGCGACCTGTTCGCTGACGCGCTCAAGGGCATCAGGTCGATCGAGGAGGTGCGCGACTACCCAGACGAGCCGCGCGTCGAGCGCGACATCACGCCCCCGCCGGCCGCGGCCGCAGTGGCAGCGCCGGCCCGCGCGGAACTGCCCGAGTGCTCCGCTGAGAAGTTTGCCGAGAACGCCCCGGCCTGGCGCGACATGGTCCTGTCGGGCAAGAAGACGCCGGCTGCGCTGATCTCGATGCTGAGCACGAAAGCAGTCCTCTCCGAAGAACAGAAGCTGACGATCGACAGCTGGGCACACGAAAACGAATAAGGGGAACACCATGCAAATTCATGATCTCGTACAGGGTAGCGCCGAGTGGCAGCAGTACCGGCTTGAGAAGTTCGGCGCGAGCGAAGCGGCCGCAATGCTGGGCATTTCGCCGCTCGTCACCCGCACGGAACTGCTGCAAATGAAGGCCACCGGCACCGCGCAGGAATTCAGCGACTGGGTGCAGAAGCACATCCTCGACTACGGCCATCACGTCGAAGCGCTGGCGCGCCCGCTCGTCGAGGATCTGATCGGCGAAGACCTCTATCCGGTCACGTGCTCGGACGGCCGCATCTCGGCTTCGTGCGACGGCCTGACGATGGGCGAAGACATCGCCTTCGAGCACAAGCAGTGGAACCAGGCGCTCGCCGCAGCGATCGAGGCCGGTCAGCTGCCGGACGAGTACATGCCGCAGCCGCAGCAGATCATGATGGTGACGCCGGCCAAGAAGGTGATCTTCGTGTGTTCCGACGGCACTCGCGAAAACTTCGTGTACCTGTGGGTGCTGCCTGATCCGGCATGGCAGGAACGTATCCGCGCTGGCTGGGCCCAGTTCGAGGCCGACCTTGCGACGTACCAGCACGTCGAAGTGCTGCCGCCGCCGGTGGCCGCCGCCGTGCAGGACCTGCCGGCCCTGTCGATCCGCGTCGACGGCCAGCTGACCCTGAACCACAACCTCGTGCTGTTCGGCGAGCGGCTGCAGTCGTTCATCGCGGACATCGACACGAACCCGAGCGACGACCAGGCGTTCGCCGATGCCGAGCAGGCGATCAAGGTGATGGAGCGGGCCGAGACCGCGCTCGGCGCCGCCAAGGCATCCGCGCTGGGCCAGGTCTCCAGCGTCGACGAAATGGTGCGCACGGTGGCCAGCTATCAGGAACTCGCCCGCAAGACGCGCCTGATGCTTGAAAAGGTCGTAAAGGCGCGCAAGGAAACGATCCGCGTCGAGATCCAGCAGGCCGGCAAGGAGAAGGCCGCGGCCCACATCGCCGCGCTGAATGCGCGCCTGGGCAAGCCGTACATGCCGACCATCGCCGTGGACTTCGCCGGCGTCATGAAGGGCAAGAAGACCGTCACCAGCCTGCGCGATGCCGTCGACACCGAACTGGCGCGCTTCAAGATCGAGGCGAACGCCGTCGCCGATCGCATTCAGATCAACCTGGGAACGCTGCGCGAGCTGGCCGCCGGCCACGCGTTCCTGTTCGCGGACACGCCGTCCATCGTGCTGAAGGCCCCGGAAGACCTGACCGCGCTCGTCAAGCTGCGCATCGCGGAACACGAGCAGGCCGAGGCGGCGAAGGCCGAAGCGCTGCGTGCCCGGATCGCGGAAGAGGAGCGCGTCAAGGCGGAGGCGGCAGAGCGTGCTCGCGTTGCGGCCGAAACGAAGCGACAACTCGACGAGCAGGCCGCCGCCGTGGCCGCGGCGCGCGCCCAGCAGGAAGCGGCAGCGCGGGAAACGGCCGCCGCACAGCAGCGGGCCGAACCGCAAATTATTCCGGAAATTATTCCTGCGCCGGTGGCCGCTGCCCAGGTGACGCCGATCGATGCCGCGCGCGCGCCGGTAACGGAGGATGAGGCAATGATCCGCCTCGGCCAGATCAACGAGCGTCTGGCGCCGATCGCGCTGACGGCCGACGGCCTGGCGCAGCTCGGCTTCGCGCACGCCATGACCGACAAGTCCGCGAAGCTGTACCGCCAATCCGACTTCCTCAGCATCTGCGCGGCGCTGCAGCGTCATATCAGCGCCGTGGCCCAGCCGAAGGCCGCATAACAGAAAGGACAGAACATGCTATTCAACCACATTCAAGGACAGCGCGAGCTCACCCAGCAGCAGGTGATCGCCAAATACTGGGGCGGCGAGATCGAATCGGTACCGCATCCGAAACATCGCTACGGCTGCGAAGTCCATCCGCACGGCTGGGCCGAGATCACCCAGGAGGAGTTCGCGCAATCGAACTTCTTTCGCTACACCCCGCTGGCTACTGGCTGGTCTCGCACCTTGGCTGGAGACGCCTTTTTGTACTTCATGCACGACGACACCGGCTTCGCCCTGATCGGCGACTACTGGGAAAAGAAGATCAGCATCTTCAAGTTCGGCTGCCAGCACGAGTCTACGAGCGAAGAAGTCGGCCGCTGCCTGACGAAGTACACATGCAAAAAGTGCGGCTTCGTCCAAACCATCGATTCGTCAGATTGACCATGGCCGGCCAGCGCCCGTGCCTGTGGACGGTCCTGCACTGCCGCGAGCAGGACTTCCAGCGCTTCCTCGGCGTCGACGGCGAAGACGCCGCCGCGCGCCGCGTGAAGGAATTGTGCGAGATCGGCTCGCGCGCCGAACTGGACCGCGACGCGGCCGCGCAGGCGCGCTGGGATGAGCGGATCCGCCGCGCGTACCTCAACTATCAAAAGCAGCACCCCACCAACCACCAATAGGGACAGGAGATGTAACCCATGTTCGAACTGAAACAGATCGTCAAACTCGCCAACGTCAACCCGCGCGCGGAGCTGCACGGCGAAGACCCGAAGCCCGCCTTCGACCTGAAGATCGAGGCCACGTGCCCGAGCAGCGTGCTGATCCACTTCCATTCGGAGCTGCGCCAGCACCTCTTCAAGAAGGACGAGAACCCCGACCTGGTCGACCAGGTGCAGGAAGGCGATGGCCTGACCGTGCTGCGCTACCCGAAGATGGGCGCCATCAAATGGGACTGGGAAGGCGCAGGCTACACGGCCACCATCGATTACGGCCTCGGCGGCGACAGCAACATCGTCCTGCACGACTGCAAGATCGATCACTTCAAGTTCGAGGCCCAGAACGGCGGCTCCGTGGTCCTGACCTTCCGCATCATCGCGCATCCGGACACCGAAGACGTCGGTGCGATCTGCGAATTCATGGCGCGCGACATCGACCTGACGCTGACGGCGCCCGAGGCGAAGACCGCGGACGACCTGTTCCCGGACAACATGCGGAAGGCGGCCTGATCATGGCCCGTCCTGAGTACCAGTCACCGCAAAGTGCCCTTGCCGTACGCGGCTTGCGTCCGGTGGCGGAGCTCGCCGCGGGCCGGGACCACGGCGACCGGCTGCGCTACAGGGCGGGCTGTCGCTGCTTCCACTGCCGCAGCGCGAACACCGCTTACGAGGCGGCCCGCAAGGTCGCGCGTGCCGCCGGCCAAGGAAACGGCATCGTGCCGGCCGCGAAGGCGCGCGCCCACCTGAAGGCGCTGTCGGCGCAGGGCGTTGGACGGCGTTCTGTCGGCGCAGCGTGCGATGTGGCTGATTCGATCCTTGCCGACATCATCGCTGGTCGCAAGACCAACATCCGTGCAGCGACCGAGCGCGCCATTCTGAAAGTGACGGCTGCCGCCGCCGGCGACGGCGCGCTGGTGCCGGCGAAGGCCACCTGGAAGATTCTCGACCAGCTGATCGAAGACGGCTACACCCGGACCTATCTCGCCGCGCAGCTCGGCAGCAAAAGCAAGGTTCCGGCGCTGCAGCTAAAGCGCGACTTCGTGACCGTGCGCAGCGCGTACCTGGTTGAACGCCTGTTCGAGAAACTGAAGTGCGAGTCCGCAAAGCCGACGATGAAGCTGCTGTCGAAGTTGCGCGACGAGGGATACACGCAACACCAGATCGAACAGCGGCTCGCCGTGCTGGCCCAGAGACTCGGCGAAGAGCCGCCGTCGATCCAGCCGAATAAAAAAGGCAGGATCAGCACGAAAGCGGCTGATCTCGTGGAACAGCTTTATCAGGAACTGACATCGTGAACCAGCTACCTCTGTTCGAGCAGCCGGTCCCAGTGCGGCGCCTCGGCGGCCGGCCGCGCGATGTCGAACGCCGCTGGAACCTGGCGTTCTCGGAACCGGTGAAAGCCGAGCTGGTCGCGTGCCTGAACGAGCGTATCGGCGAGTGGCTGATCTGGCACGACTTCGACGACATCCGCGAGCGGTACAAGATCGGCTTCTGCCTGGGGCACGTGCTGGGCGGCCTGGTTCGCGACGGCCGGGCAGTCGAAAAGAAAATTTACTTCGGCGCCGAGCGGCCCGGCGATCCCTTCAAACCGTACCTGGGCTCTACCAGCGTCTACAGCAGCGTCGAGCAGGGGCCACCGACACTGCGGAGGCGGCTATTTTCGGAAGCTGACGTATGAGATGCGTACTGAAATTAAGCGTTCTCGGGCGGTACCGGATACGCCTTTACGGGCGCTATGCGGCAAACGATAACAGCGTCCCGGAGAAAAATATTGGTCACACTGAGGATGCCGAGAACCTGAGCGGCTGCTTCGTGAAGGAAGCGAGGTGTGTCGGAAGTCTGGTATCGAGCGTTACTGTTCTCGAGCTGGGGCAGAAGATGTGGAGGGACCGGCCGCAGCCTCTGGGCCTCCGAGAGCAACCGTTTGACAGTGCGGATCTGATCCGCTGCCTGCGCCAGCTTCGAGGCGACGTTGTGCGGAAGAGGGACCAACGGGACGAGATCAGCAACGTCCCACAACTCGATCTCTTCGAGAGATTTCAGGTTATGTGCGAAGAGTCCAGGCCCAATGTCCTTCACCGTTGTGACGAAGGCCATCGAATGAGCCAAGCGCCCAACTATCTCGTGCGCACGCTCCAGACGAAGGAGCATCCCCGCCGCATGCAGTCGCGCGAGCAGTTGCTCGGAACGTTCCCTACGCCGAGTCTCTGCCGTCGCGAGGCGGATAGTTCCATAGAGCGTCGCAACGGTCCCGATCGAGCCCACCCACGTTCCCCAGTCGGAGGGACTGAGTTGAGGCCACTTGTGAACGGACACAAATCCAGCGACGAGCTGGTGCACAGCGACCAGGCCGAAGCACACCATGATGCCAATGCAGAGGTATTTCCCGAGTTTCATGACGCGCAAATAGTTACCGAAAAGAAAATAGTAGCACGACACGAAAGGGCCACGACGTGAACGAAAACACCGACATCCTGCACGAAGCAAAGCGCCTGCGCCTGCTAGCCGCCGCGCTCGAGCTGCAGCACTACACCAGCACTGCGGCGAACATCGTGCCCATCCCGGGCGGCGACCGCGTGGTCGCGATCGGGACACCGGTGCAGGTGGCGCAACTGCTGGAGCTGCCGACGGCGGCCGCCAGCCGCGATGCGTCCGAACTTATCGAGCTGTTGAAGGCGATCCGCCCGAACTACGGCGATGTCGGTACCCGGGACGTGGACGTGGCCGCACAGCAGAAGCGCATCGACCGCGCAGTCGATCTGCTGCAAGTGAGTGCCGCACGCGACCGTCGAAACAGCAGCGTCGAGATCGAGCGGCCTTAGCCCTGAAGTGGCTGGTTGGGATTATCGAACCATGGTTTGAAAACCGCACCAGCCGCTATTTTTTTTAGCAGTACTTGCAGGAGCGGGAGCACCACGAGCAAGCACCGAAGGATGGTGTCAGCGGTGATCGGTTCCATGGGTTCTCCAGGTAAGGCGAACAGCGCGATTGTAAGCCAACAGCGAAAGTGGCCTCGCCACGATAGATAGAAGTAGGCAGGAGGAACAAACGATGATCGAACGAGGAAAAGACCGCCGCCAGCAGCGCGCGTGGTTCAGCAACCTGTCGCACGACCGGCGACGCGGCGTCGACCGGCGCGCGTGCGCGACCCCGCTGACCTGGTCGGCGCCAGTACCGGGCACTATCCGGCCGGGCGTGGGTGAGGCTGCGCCGGTGCGCGAGCGTCGCCGGGTGCCGGAAGCAGGAATGGAATAGGAGAAAGAAGAGATGAGCGAGAGCGAACTGATTCAGCAAATGGCCGCAGCAGTGGCGCAGCACCTGCTGCCGGCGATTCCGGTCAACGTAGACCTGTGGGACGTCGCAACGATCGCGCGCGTCCTGAAACGTAGCGAGAGCCAAGTGAGGAACCGGCTCATCTGCTTGCCTGACTTCCCGAAGGCGATCCGGCTGCCCGTGGATGGGGGAGGGCGAGGCAAGCCGCTGTACCGCGCCAACGAGGTCTTAGAGTGGACTCGAAAGTATCAGGACAGGCACTGAAATATCGATTTTTATCGTGTGGTGCTTGACATGCTTGCTGGAGTCGGGTAGGAAATTTGACAATAAGTGCGTCAAGTGTTACATTACGAGCTGAGAGAAATCTCAAACAGGAAGGCCCCAATTTTTGGGGCCTTTTTTTTTGTTCGAAATATTCAACTATCTGGAGATATTATGGAAGACGTAAGTAAACACGCGCAAATTCTGGTTGCGGCTATGGAGATCAGGGAAATTCAAATCAGGCATGAACTTTCCCCCGGGTTCCCATACCTGCATGCCGGAGATGTTAAGTTTGGATTTGAGAACCGGGCCGAAGCCGAGCAATATGTTGAAGCTCTACACTACCTAACGCGTCATGGGTACTTTGTTGCCATGACGCCGTACGAGCATGGCCAAAGGTACCTACTCACCGAAGAGGCGCTTTCTCGGCTTCAGCAGGTCTAGTCGAGTCGGGTTGCCATATCTTCGGCGCTCTCGTTGTAATAGACCTGGAGCTGCTTGAGGTCCCGGTGCCCGACCATGCGCGCCAGGTCGAGTACGTTCAACTTTTTCGCCAGCCGCGTGATAGCCAGATGGCGCGCATCGTGGAACGTGGCGTCCTCAATCCCGGCGCGGGTCTTGGCCTTGCGGAAGAGGGCATCGAGCGACCTGGACGTCACCCCGAACACCGTTCCCCCTTCCTCTGGTTCAGGTAGCAGCTTGAGCAGCGCGGCCGCGCGCGATGACAGCGGCACCGCGCGCTTCGTCCCGTTCTTTGTGATTGGCAGCGTCGCCACCCGGCCGCTAATGTGCTCGGGCATGAGGCCGCAGATCTCGCCCGCACGCATGGCCGTCTCGATCGCGAACAGGAACGCCACGCCCACGCGCTGGCTGATGGTCTCGACTGGGTCGGTTTGCTCGGCATCGACGCCCAGCGCCGCGCATAGGCGGTCGATCTCGTCCTGAGTGTAGAGCCGGTCGCGGGGCGGCGGGTCAGCTGGCCGACGCACTTCGGCGGTCGGCGACTTGGCGATCCACTTCCACTCACGCGCGGCGCTGCCGAATACGTGCGCCAACAGCGTCAGGTCGCGGTTCACGGACGATCCGAGCACCTTGTCAGTAAACTCGTTTTCCGGAGTTCCCCTCAGGCGGGTATCGCGCCACTTGCCTAGCACTTCGGGCGTGACGTCGAGCAGCTTCCAGTCCTTGAGCGGCACGCCATCGATGACCATGCGGCCGATCGCGTTCAGGCGGATTTTCTCCTTTTCGTGCCCGCGCTTGTGGACGGAGACTTCCTTCTCGTAGCGTCGGAAGGCGTCGTCGACGGTGCGGCCGCGCTGAACGCCAGCGGCTTTGTCAAGCCGGATCTCCGTCTCGCGTTGTGCCGCCCAGGTAGTCGCCTCGGCCTTCGTCATGAACGTCCGCGACTCGCGCACGCCTTGGACCGCGACCTGGGCCCGCCACCCTGTTTTTTCTCTCGATATCGACGCCACTTCCTCTGCTCCATGCTCAACGTTACGCGCGTAATTATGGCGTAAATTACGCGTAACCGCTGAGTGCGTGAAGGTGTGAAAAGGTGAATTATGGTGCAGAGAAGACCGCTCGGTTTGCGAACTAAGTGGCTGATCTGTAGGGAAAAGATGCGGAAAGATGCGCACTGCTGCTGGGGCCGCTGGTGCCCGGAGCCGGAAACCGAAGCTCAGTAAAATCAATAGCTTGTAAGCTTGATGCGTAATTTGTGCGTAGTGCTGTTGAGCTTTGGGGGGGACGGGTTCGGTCCCGCCTCATTTTACCTCGGCTCCACCATCACCGACCACTCCTGCACGTAGGCCGGCCCGTCATCCCCCTGGGGTCGTTCTTCGCCCCTGAACAGCATGCCACCCGTGTGCATCGCGACGAGGCGGGCTTCGTACAGCTTGGGCAGCAGGCCGGGCCCGACCTGTGAATCGTGGTGCCGAACCTGAAGGACGTACGTCGACCGGACTGCGACGAGCGCGAGCGCACCCTCGACGGCCGGCATCCGGTCGATTTCGCGATTTGTGGACGAACAATAAAGTTTGCCACAGCCTGCAGGCCACGTAGGGTGCGCGACCGTCCGCTTTCGACCCATTGCGGACATTCGCCCGGCCAGCTATCTCAACAGTTCAATCGAAGTCCTGGCGCTGTGGATAACGACGTCCCCAAAGTCGCCTTCGAGAGTCAGCACGTTTTCCACTATTGATACGCTTTCCAGCTCGCCAAAAGTTTGACGGCCGTTCACGTCCGTACGTTGTCCTGGCAAATTAAGCGCGCCGAAAGTGACGTCCAGAGCAGTCCCGTGTGTATTCCAGACCGAAAGCTTGTATTTAGCCCCGTCCTCAGTACAGACCACCATCTCGAAGTAAAGATGATGCTGATCTAGCGTGATCGACAGGACTTCGGATTCTTCAAGATCGCAGAGGTTCATGGAAAGTCGGTTGATGTCATTTGAATGTCCGTTGTTGGCCGATCTCGGCCGTCCGGCTCAGCATAGCAGCTTGCCGTGCTGGGAAAGTCGCAGACTGTCACGACAGGCCGCTGCCGACCCTAAGCGGACTGTCGCAACTGAGCCGCAGCAGTCAAGATTTCGTCACTCGTCCAATTACGCGACATCCATATCGCGAGTGCTGCCCCGGACAAATGCCACCAGCCCATCCCTTTATATCGTTTGTGTCTCACGAGGTAGTCGCGAGCAACCCACCAGGTAACGAGTTGGCTAGGAGGCGTGCGTGGTCCTTGTGCGAAAAACACGCTGACTACATAGGAATA